TAGATTCATCATTATAACTAAATATGAATAAGGCTTTGCTTAAATCAAAATCTACATTAGAGAAGTATTTATCATGAAATTGAGAATTTTGTGTTAAATCAGTTAAATGTGTTAGTATACCAGCTATTTCTTCACCTTTAGGTGTATTACTAATTTTATCTAACTCGTCAAAATAAATTACAGGATTCATACATTTACTATTTAATAAGATGTCAACTATCTTACCCCATGAACTACCTTCATATGTGTAAGAATGACCTTCTAGGAAACTACTATCTGTAGCACCACCTAACGCTAGAAAAGCAAACGGTCTATTTAAAATTTTACTAATCCCTTCTTTCACTAATGTTGTTTTACCTGTTCCCATTGGACCTTGTATAGCAATAGCATTGCCAACACTATCTGGATTTGAAATCCATTGACCTACAATTTGCATAATTTGCATTTTAGCATCATCTAATCCATAAACCGCTTTATCTAGTGAATTCTTAGAATCCAACATAAATTTTTTACATATTTCAGCTCCATCATCCATTTTAATTGGCAAGCTTCTATGAATATTAAATGGTATTTTCATAAATGTATCAACCCACTGTTTTATTTTATAATATTCTCCACTACCAGGATCCATGAACGTTAAACTATCAATCTTTTTGATAGCACAAGATTTATATTCCACAGGGATTTCAGATTCAATTAACTGAAGACGATATGGCTTTTCAACATTATCATATTCATTTAATTCCTTCATTTTCTTTAAAACAATCTTTTGTTGTTCTGTATTTAATCCATTGAAATATTTAAATTCATTCATCGGTGCTTTAGATTTTAAGAGTGATTTAAATTTAGTCATATTTTTTTTCTTTTTCTTTTTGCTTTCCTTTTTCTCTTCCTTCTCCTTTTTCTTTTCAGCAGCCTTCATCATATTATCTATTTTTTTCTCAAATGCCTTTTTACCTTTTTTCTTTGTAGCAGCTATTTCCTTCATTTCTTTAATCAATTCATCAAATTCAATACTTTCTTTGTTTACTTTCTTCATTCTTGTAGAAGGAACATCCATAACGTCTTCATATTCATCATCATCCAATTCGATATCGTATGTTACTTCCATCTTTTTAGACGATTTATTTTTATAACGATTTACCTTTAGAATTTTTCCTTTGTAGAAACCATCCCATTCTTTTAATTTAACTAAAACAATTTCGCCCTTTTCAAATTTAGTTTTTTTACTGCTTTTAGAAGATTTTTTCTTAGACACCTCTTCATCTTCTTGTTCTTCTTCACTATCACTACTGGTTATATATTCTTCAACATCATCATAATCATCATACTCATCTTCAAATTCGTCAAAATCCATACCAGGACCAAACGACATTCCTTCTCCACCCGGACCCGTAGTAAATATAATATTGAATTTCATATTACCATCTTTTAACATATCTAATTCATCATGGTCTAATTCTTCATCTTCATTTTCAGGAAAATATTCATCATCCGAATTATCATCATACTCTTCTTCAGATGAAGCAGAATTTTCTTCACTAATACTTTCTTCTTCATCTTCCCATTCTTCTTCACTTTCTTTTTTTTTCTTACCTTTCTTTTTTTTAGATGATTTAGATATTATTTTATTTTCAGGTTTTCTCATTTTTTTTAGTTTTTCAAATGATTTCCTTAGTTTAGCTGACTTATCTTTTTCTGATTTTGTTTTACCCGTAGAGATATCCGTATTTTTAGACTTACCTTTTTTCTTCTTCATCTTTTTCTTACTTTCTTGTTTCGCTTTTTTTTCCTTTTTCTTAAATTCTTTAATTTTTTCCAATTGTTTAATCTTTTCTTCCTTTGTTTTCAATGGAAATAATTCAAGAATCATGCGGTTAATGTCTTTAGCTGGTAAATGAATGTTTTCACGAGTTATATCTTCAATATGATTGTAATCACTATCACTATCACTGTCAGATACGTCTTCGTGCTTTTTTGACAACATTTTCTTAGTTTTATCAGAGTCTTTGGCCATTATTAATATTAAATCGTAACTTTTAAATATATTTTTTAAAATCATTCAATTTTATCCAAAATAAAAAGTAATTAATTATTTTAAATTGATATAAAAATATCTATAATCTCTTATAAATATAAAGATGAGTTATTCTGGAAAAAGTAGTGATTTAAATCCGTCTAAAATTATTGGTATACAATTTAGTGTATTGAGTCCAGAAGAGATAAGAAAAGGCTCTGTAGCTGAAATAACCAGTAGAGATACATATGCTAATAATAAACCTTGTATTGGTGGACTATTTGATCCAAGAATGGGTGTATTAGAACCTGGATTATTGTGTCCTACGGATGGATTAAACTATATGCAGACACCGGGTTATTTTGGTCATATCGAATTAGCACGACCAGTATTTTATATTCAGTATTTGGAAATTGTTAAAAAAATTCTTCGTTGTGTATGTTTTAAATGTAGTAAATTACAAATAAACAAAGAAAAACATAAGCACATACTAGATATGAATTCTAAAGACAGATGGGATTATGTATTTCAAATAGCTAGTAAGGTTTTAAGATGTGGAGAAGATATCCCATGTGGATGTGGAGCATTACAGCCAAGGAAAATATATAAACAAGATTTAGCAAATATTTATGCTGAATGGCCAACCGTGGAAGGTATAACGGATGAAAATGGTGATTTGAAAGAAAAACCAACCATCCGCATCACACCTGAAATGGTAATTAAAATGTTTAGACGATTAACAGATGAGGATATACATTTTATGGGATTTAGTCCAATATGGTCTAGACCAGAATGGTTTATTTGTCAAGTATTAGCAGTACCACCACCAGCAGTGAGACCATCAGTGAAACATGACGCACAACAGCGTAGTGAAGATGATATATCGCATATTATTGTTCATATCATTAAAATAAATAATACACTTAAAGATAAAATTAAATCAAATGCTCCAGTGAAACAGATTGAAAATTGGTCTACTGTATTACAGTATTATGTAGCTACAATGGTGGATAATAGAATACCCGGAGTTGCTTCAGTAGCACAACGTTCTGGCAGAGCATTGAAATCAATTAAGGAAAGGTTGATTGGAAAACAAGGAAGAGTAAGAGGTAATTTGATGGGTAAACGTGTTGATTATAGTGCTCGTTCTGTTATTGGACCAGACCCTCAACTTAGTATTCGAGAGTTGGGGGTTCCTTTAAAAATAGCTAAAAATATTACATTTCCAGCTAAGGTAAATAAAAGAAACATAAACTTCTTAACTAAACTAATGCTAAATGGACCAGATAAATATCCTGGTGCTAATATTCTACAACGTGAAAATGGTGAAAGTATTTCATTGAGATATGTTGATAGAAATTCTGTGAAATTAGAACTAGGTGATGTTGTTCATAGACACATGTTGAATGGTGATCCAGTATTATTCAACAGGCAACCTACTCTTCACAGAATGAGTATGATGTGTCATATTGCTAAAATTATGAAGGAAGGAAATACATTTCGTATGAATGTAGCAGATACAAAACCATATAATGCTGATTTTGATGGAGATGAAATGAATTTACATATGCCACAAGATGAACAGAGTCAGGCAGAATTATTACATTTAGCTGCTATTCCTCACCAAATTATTAGTCCAGCGAATAACGCTTCTATTATTGGTATATTTCAAGATTCATTATTAGGATGTTATCGTTTTACTAGAAAAGGAATCAACTTTTCGGCACGTGAAGCAATGAATTTAATGATGTCTAATAATAAACCAAATGTAGAATTGTTTAAAGACCCAAATAAAAAAACAACTAATTTTGAATTGTTATCTGAAATTATACCACCTATGTCTGCTAAATTTGCCAACAAACAATTTGATGGTGATGAAGATAGAAAAACAACAAATAATATTGTTGAGATTGTAAATGGTGAGTATAAGAGAGGACAAATGGATAAAGGTGTATTAGGTAGTGGTTCAAAAGGATTAATTCAAAGTATATTTAATGACTTTTCACATCGAAGTTCTTCTGATTTTATAGATAATTTACAATTCTTAGTAAATGATTATATGAAAACCAGTTCTTACAGTGTAGGGGTTAGTGATTTAATAGCAGATTCAAATACAAATACAAAAATCACAAGTGTAATGTCTGCTAAGAAAAAGGAAGTTTATAATTTAATAGATCAGTTGCATTTGTCTGTATTTGAAAACAATACAGGTAAATCCAATTCAGTTGAATTTGAAACAAAAGTGAATTCTATATTAAATAATGCTCAAGAAGAAGCAGGTAAAATTGGTAGAAAAAGTTTGTCTAAAGACAACCGATTCTTAATTATGGTAAATGCTGGTAGTAAAGGTAAGAATGTAAATATTCTACAAATGGTTTCTTGTTTAGGTCAACAAAATGTAGATGGTAAGCGTATTCCATATGGATATGAAGATAGAACACTGCCTCATTTTAAAAAATACGATGATTCCCCTGAAGCACGAGGGTTTGTAGAAAGTTCTTTTATACAAGGATTAACACCCGAAGAATTGTATTTCCATGCTATGGGTGGTCGCGTTGGTTTAATTGATACGGCAGTAAAAACATCTCAAACTGGTTATATTCAAAGAAGATTAATTAAGGGATTAGAAGATTTAAAATTAACGTATGATATGACCGTTAGAAATAATAAAAATAAAATTATTCAATACTCTTATGGAGATGATAATATTTGTCCCATGAATGTTGAGAATCAGGGATTACCATTGGTTAAAATGACATTGGAAGATATTTATATGCATTATCAGATACCTAAAAATATTAAAGATAATGATATATTATCGGTGTTTACAAAATCAGCTATAAATAAAATGAAAAAAGAAAAAGCAAATTTAAATACAAAAACAAAAGAAATAATTGATATGATGGTAAATGTCAGGGATGATTTGATTAAACATGTATTTAATCATGAAGGCAAGGCTGTTGTTCATATTCCAGTTCATTTTACTAGATTAATGAATAATGTAATAGAACAATTATCATTAGGAAGTAATATGGTGGATATTACACCATTAGAAACATATAAATTAATAGATGAAACTTATAAAAAGTTGGAAAAAAATAGTTTAACAAAACCTACGGAATTATTTAAGATTGCGTGGTATTACAATTTATCACCTAAAAAATTGTTAGTAATGCATCGATTTACTAAAAAAGCATTGTTCGTATATATGGAGTTATTGGTTTATAATTATAAAAAAGCAATTGCTCATCCAGGTGAGATGTGTGGTATGATAGCAGCTCAAAGTATAGGTGAGCCTACGACACAAATGACTTTAAATACATTTCATTTTGCTGGTGTAGCAAGCAAATCGAATGTAACTCGTGGTTTACCTAGAATCGAAGAGATATTGTCTTTATCAGAAAATCCTAAAAATCCATCAGTAACCATTATGTTAAATGATGAGGATAAGGAAAATATTGAAAAAGCACAAGAAATTAAATATAAATTAGAATATACAAATCTTAGAGATATTGTAGACACTGTAACAATCTGTTTTGACCCTAAAAAGGATGAAACACTTATAGATGAAGATAAGGAGTTGGTAGATAAATTCTTAACATATGAGTCTATGATTGAAAATATGGGTGTAACGATGGATGATGATAATTGCAATAGTGAATTTTCAAAATGGATAATTCGATTTGAAATGTCAAGAGAGCAGATGTTAGAAAAGAATATCACTATGGATGATGTTGATTTTGCTATTAAAAATGCTATGAAAAATGAAATACAATGTGTATATAATGATTTTAATGATAAAAATTTAATATTTAGAATTAGAATAAAATCTCTATCACAATACAAACATAGTAATTTGGATCAAACCGATGAAATATTTAAACTTAATAATGTTCAAAATCAGTTATTAGATAATATTATTTTAAGAGGAGTAAAGAATATACCAAAAATTATTTTAAGAAAGGTAGTTAATTATATGACAAAGGAAAATGGTAATTATGTTCCAAAAGATATTTGGGTATTGGATACAGTTGGAACCAATTTAATTGATATATTGGCTCAAGATGATATAGATGTAAATAATACCACTAGTAATGATATACAAGAAGTATATAGAACATTGGGTATAGAAGCAGCACGCCAAGCTATTTACAATGAATTATTAGAGGCAATAAGTTTTGATGGAACATATATCAATTATCACCATACATCTATGCTGGCAGATAGAATGACATGTTCTAAGAAAATGATTAGTATATTTAGACATGGTATTAATAATGATGATATTGGTCCAATAGCAAAAGCTTCATTTGAAGAAACACCAGAAATGTTCTTGAAAGCAGCTAGACATGCTGAATTGGATTTGATGACTGGAGTATCTTCAAATATCATGTGTGGACAACATGGATATTTTGGAACAGGTAGTTTCCAAGTATTATTAAATACAAGAAAACTAGCCATGATACAATCATCTGAAGAATACAAAAAGAAAACGAGTGTAGATGATATGTTGGAAGAAGAAGATGGAAATAATGAGTGTAATATTAATAATATATCAATTAATAACTCGACCGTTAATTTAAATGAAACAAATACAGGTTCTATTGATGATGATTATGATTTAGATATTTAAATTAATAACACTTATTAATATTGGTATAAAAAAATAAAATAATCATAAAATAATCATAAAATAAAATAATCATAAAATAAATATAAAATAAAAATAATAATTATAAGAATTATTTTTATTTATTTCTCTATTTATTTCTTTATTATAGCAATTAGCATAATATTTTTATATTATCAATATTTATTAAAGACAACAATGAGTAATATAGTTTATTATTTAAAAAAAATATACACTAAAAATGAGCAACTAATACCAATACGTTTTTTTTTAAATTCAAGGAGTAGTGATTTAATGTTTTTTTTTACTTCTATTTGTGTAGATGGAGATATTCAAGACATTAGTTATAATTTGTTAGATAATTATATCAAAGCTAAAAAAATTAAAAACGCGTTTCATAAACTTGCTTATTTATATAAAATTAAAAAAGCAAAACATAGTGTTAAATATGATTTATTTTTTAATTCATTAAACATTATTAAGCCTCATCAAAAAATGGAGTTGTTTTTAAACAACACATTATATTATTTTAGATTAAGTGATATTATTAACATCTGGGTTAGTTGTTTAACTAAATGTGAAAATATGTTTTGTACTCCAATTAAAATGAAAAACCCATACACAAATATAGAATTTGATAATTGTAGTTTACATAATATATATCAGGCATTACTATGTAGTCATTATAAAATACCTAAATGGATTAACTTATTTTTTGATAGTGAATTTGATCTAACCAAGTTTTCATATGATAATTATACAATATTAAAGGAATTGGCGATTGATGATTTTATGGTAAATGGTTCTATTTATGAAAAGTATGAAAATATTAGTAACATGATGCATGAATATAGAGTATATATTAACTATACTATGATACAACAACCATTTACGTTATCTGAAAAAAGAAAAATAGTTGAAAAACTATCTCCATATTTAAAAAACTATTTATATGGTGAATATAGTTGTCATCCTTTAAAGAAAAAACGATGTAAAAATAAGGCAAAAAGAGGATTAAAAAATTATTTAAATAATAATGATGATATTCAAACCTATAGACAATTACCTATAGGTTTAATGTCATCTAGTTTAAGTGAATGGACTGGAGAGTCTAGACTTTCAAGAAGAATATCTCAAATATTAACAACTTCGAGAGATGTAAATTTAATGCCACCTCCTCCTCCACCTCCAGTAATGGAAAGATCTACTATAACATTGAATACAACTGAAATTACACCAGCACAAGAAAATACACCACCAACGCCACCTACCGATAATAATGTAGAAAGTAATGAAACCCAAATATCAACGCCTACTATTCGTATAGGTGACCATAGAAATGGGAGTTTATTTAATTTAAACTTAAATAGAAATACAACTACATCAACCGACCCATTTGTTCCTACATTTACATTAAATAGAACACCCCGTAGAAATAATACAACCAACGTAAACACAAATCAAAATACATTTAATATGAGAATGTTTAATCGATAAATAAAATATTGTATATATGTTATTTATCATGATAGTTATTATTGTTATTTATTTTTGATTTTTATTTTTTTATTTTTCTTACCTTTATTAATTTTAAATAGATTAAACTCTTTTAAAAAAGACTCATATATACTGGTGTTGTTTTGCTTTTTATTAAATATCAAATCAACATATTCACTTACACTGGGGTTAATACTATGGTCTAATAAATTTGTTATATAATCATTATTAATATTGATTTTATAGGAATCATCGGTAGTTTTCATAAGGCCTAATTCAAATGGTATATTATAATCATTTCTATAATATTTATTAAATCCAGTATTGTCTTTTTCTCCTTGTTTGTTATAATAATCACCTAATCTAAATTGTTTAAATCCTAATATATAACAAAATGATTCATTGTTTTTATTTGTATATAAATTGTTTTTTACTTTTGTAGGATCTTCCGGTTTTTTTCCAATATTTACTGTATTGAACGTTGTATATAAAGGGTCGTAATATTGTATTTTAGATTTTTTGTATAATAGTTCTTTATTATTATCACAAGTTCCATGTATTACGCATGGTATGTTAAAATAATCACATAGTAAATAAAATTCAAATTCTGTTAAATAAAATTCTTTATTATTAATAATAGAAAATAAATGTTTCCATTGTTGAACTTCATTTTCTTCTATTCTTGGCCAATCAATAACAGAAATTCTACGATGACTCATTTCTAAAATATTAGAATAGTTAGGTATATTTGTAACTTTACCTGGTTTTGTCACAAATGTTTTATCGTTATGTATATCAATAAGTATTTTTAATAATGCTTTACATAAATCTTGTTTAGATATCGGAGTATTCGTATAATCATTATATAATGCTTTCATAACTTCCCAGGTACAATTAATTTTACGTTTAGTACCAATGCCTTCTATATATGGAGCATTCATTTTATGAAATATCAAATTTTTATTTAACATGTAATTATTGAAGTTTTTGTTATTAACACGTTTACTTGTAATTTCAATAAATTTACAGTTGTTATTAATTGTTTCATCAGTAAAAGTAGTATATTCATCAACATTATTAGTTAAATTATTGTTTAATAAATTATCTGATAATGGAATATCTTTGTTTTTTTGTTTTTTATTATTCGTGACTTTATCTGTATCATCGTCTTTATTGTAATTCAAAGAAAATTCT